TAAATCCTCTATAAGGTTTGTTATTAAATAAAAGCCTCTTGCTGCTTGATAACTCATTTGAACTTGCTTTTTATTTGTTTAGATTCTAATTCTGATATTTCTTTTATGAATGACAATGCTAATAGTGCTTTATGTACGTTTAGTTGAGTGATATCTTCATATCTTGTAACATCTCCTTGAGCGAGCGTGTAAATAGATTGATACCATCCCCACTTACTTCCAAATTGAGATACTGCTGTAAAGCTGTCTCCTCCTTGTGTTCCAAATAGTTCATCATAATCATTGATAAGTCTATCCCTAAATGGTAAAAAAAAAGCACAGCACCTAGAGCAGCATCTAACGGCATATCTTTCATTACCCCAGTATCACTAGCATTATACTCCTCAATAGAATATCTTTCTCCGTATTTAGTCTTAATAGGTCTGTATAGAACCCCCATAGCTTTGTCCATCATCTCCCAGTCTGACAAATAGTTGTCAAGATCTACATACTCCCCAAAAGATATATCTTCTAAGTTTGGCACAAACCCATACTCCACTCCATTTAAAAAGAATCTACGTCTAAGTGCAGGCTTTTCATTAAACATATCTGATAAGATACTACAGATGCCATTCACATCTGATAGCTTTAGGTTCATCACCTTTGACAAATTAACATTGCAAAAGATCTCTATCATCTTAGAGGACAGGAATCTCTCATCTTCTGACTCCTTCTGTATCTTTAAGAATTTCTGATACTGTCCTAGAGTAATCTCAGAAAGTTTATCAGGTACTGTAATATCTATCTTCATATCTATATAACGTATAAATCAAGTTTTTTTAAAAATAAAAAAAAAGAGCAACATTTCTGCTGCTCTCTTCCCCAATTAAACAAAAACAAAAATCAACCTATTCCCATCAAGCTATCTGCAAACTTACAAAGCAGTAGAAAGATGAAGGTCAAAATGAAAAAAGGTGTGGTTAAAAAAATGTAATCTTTCATAATACTTTAATTTATAATAAACTTGCTTCAAAGCAGGCATCGCTGCACCAGTAATCGCTATAATCGCTTATAGGTCTGCCACATTCGCAGCATTCTCTTTCGTAAACATCAGGAGGTGTTAGCTCTCTGTCAGGTGTCCAATCGTAGTTTTTCATAATACTTATTTTTAATTAACATTTAGCTAGTGGTGGAACGAACATCTTTTTTCCTTCCTCTTCTTTGGTTGCTATTTCGCAATTTATAGCTGTAAGATCTTCAATACAGGTGGCTGTTATTAGATGTATGCGATCTTCTTTAATAGCAACTTTAACAGGCGATTCCTCTGTTAAAATAAATTCTGTTAGGTCATCTGTACTTCTTAGGGTCGGTATTACTATTCTTTCAGCCATATTGCATATCAAATGATATGCTTCAAACAAGTTTAATTTATTGATAAAATTTTCAATTTCTTGTTTTCTATGTTCGCTTACTTCGGGTAGATTGTTCATAATACTTGTTTTTAATGTTACAGCTAATTTATAACTATTTTTTTAATTAACAAATTTTAATAAATATTTTTTTTACTTATCTTTGCTGTATGATATACGATATTTCAAAAATGACTAACTCCCAACTATCAGGTGAGATCCAACAAGCAGCCAAGTTCATAGCTGCTGCAATGGCTGAGCTTGAAGCAAGGGAGCAGATTAGCTAACAGCATACTTTCCATAGTTAGGTCTAGAAAGGATGTTATATGTAGCATATCTTAGGGCATCAATGGTGTGATCATTGCCTTGCTGAGGCTTATTAAGCAGCTTTCCTGTACGATCTTCTTGCCATTTATAGTTACGCATCTCTCTTATTAGATTGTCGCTCTGAGGGTCTAAAACTAGCTTGTATCTCTTTAGTAAGTCGATTCCTGCTCTAATACTATCCTGCCCTTTTACAGTAGGTCTTACCATATTACCCATTCGTCTAAGCTCCTCTATCAATCTAGGCTCTGCTGAGTCTATGTAGATGTATTCTTGCAGGTTTTGCTCTTGTAGGAATCTATGGATGTCTGTTGTGGTCATCATTGTTCTATAGAGCAGCTCCTTGCAGTAGAGTGTGTAGTCTTTCTGATATACCTCAACTAAACTAGTACTATCCACCGAAAATCCTAAATCCATACCATATCCTACTAGCTGTGCATCATCAGGTCGCTTGCCTTCTGTAAAAGTAAAGATAGTAGCTTTGCTTATCCCTCTAAGTCCTAGTCCATATATTTGCCAGTACTGCTCATCTGTTTCTTTTAGCCTTTCTATTTCTTCTACTAAGCTAGGATCTAAGAAAGGATTATCTGTGTAGTTAGTTATGTAGAAGTCGCAGTCATCTCTAGTGAGTATCTTGTCATATATGAAGTGGAACTCATCTGATGGATTGAAGTCTATTATTATCCTACCCTCTGTTCTAAATACTAACTGATTCCATTGCTCGTATGTCAGCTCATTTGCTTCATTACAGAATAGCAAATCCCTTTTTCTCCCTCTCACTTTCTGAGGCTGACCCAAAGAGATAAATTCTACTAAGTTGCCGAAAAGGTTGTACTCTGAATTTGTTTTGTTATGATATTGCTCTGAGTATATCTGATGCTTCTTTAGAATTTCTAAGAAGTCTCTCATTACTGTGGCTCTAAGAGCAGGAAAAGTGTTTCTACAGATTGTTATAGTCTTATCTGTGTTCTTGTCGCAATAGTCAAAGATAATCCAAAGCAAGATGTTATAGGTCTTGCCTGATCTTGTTCCTCCCTGATGTGCTACTATCTTTTTATCAGATTTTTGCAGAGAGTGAAAGACCTTATTAGTCCTTATCTTCAAATTTATTGACAATTTCTATTTCTATTTTATGTGGTGATCCATCAGCTCCTGTTATCTCTTGCCTTTCTACATAGCCTCTATACTTTCCTTTTGTTCTTAGGTAAAAGAGTATCTCATTTGTTTTGCCACTCTTTATGTTTTCTAATAGCTTGCTTTCTGCTAAGTCTATTAATCCCTCTTGTATGTTTTCTACCTCTTGTGCAAACTGCTCATCATTATTTTTCCACACATAGAAAGTAGCTCTACCTATGCCTGCCGCCTCACAGGCTTCCTTCACATTGCCTAACTTTGATGCAAAGGCTTCTAAAAACTTCTCTTTGTCTATCATTTGTGTCTATTTTGTCTAATCTTCTCTGTCCTTAATATCTTGCAAAAGTGCTTCTTCAAACATATCTCTAACTAAATTAGCTAAGCTGCTAACATCTTCAGGTAGCAAATAATCTACCTTGCTTTTAATGTAGTTTCTCTTTAGGTTTGTTGGACTATCCTCTTTCTCATCTATAGTGATAGCGTCTAGCCATTTGTCTAAGTTCTTGTTGTATCTTCTATAAGTGTCAAAGGATTTTAAGCTGTGTAGTATTGTAGCGTGATTTAATGGAGCTCCTCCTACTTTTATTTTTCTTGATATTGCATAGGGTCTTACTCCGTGATATTTTACTAAGATGTGAAACATAAGTGATCTTGCTTCTATAACATCTCTTTGTCTTGTTTTTCTTAGTATATCGAATCCTGCTAGCTTACTAATCTGCTTAGCTATTTTTGTTTCTAGTGTCATAAAATTCCTTCTAAATAATACTGATCTAAATCTACTCCCTGCAAAAAGAAAGTATCATATATCTTAATAGCTTCTGCTACCTTTTCTTTTCCTTTTAAGTAGAACTCCTCTGAGCAATGATATATTCCTATGTCTAAACTCTTCTTGTCAATCGCTATGAAAGTAAACGCATCATAAGGCAAGTCAAAGAGCGTGCAGTAGAGATAGCATTGTACATCATAAGAAAACTTCTGAGCTGAATACTTGAAGCTGCTCTTTAGGTCTGTGGTCGTTTTAAGATCTACTATTCTATTCTTGCCTAGTACGTCTGCTTTGCCTCTGAATGGCATTCCCATTACCTCTCCTACTACTGGTACTTCAAACTCAGAGTCTTGAATTAATTTTAAGGCTTTCTCATTTCTTAGGAAAGCATCAGCTAATCTCTCAGCATCTCTTTTCTCTTTCTTAGTAAATACCTTGCCGTGCTGCTCTAAAGCTATCTTATAAGTCTTAGAGTTCTTACTCTCTACATCTACAAATACCTGAGCATTGAATACATCAGGCTCTAGTATAGCCGTGTGGAATAACCATCCATCTCTTAGAGCTTGACTCTCAGCGTTGCCATACTTAGTTACATTGTAGTACGTCTTAGGACTTGTGAGCAATAGTTTCAAAGAAGAGCTACTAAGAGCTGCTTTTGATAAGTAACCATAGTAAAACTCATCTGACTGCATTTCTTTTAGCAAGTCCTCTTTATTCCATTGTGTTCCATCTAGTAATGTTATCATCTTACTCTTTATTATTTAATGCTACTGCTATTCCCATAACAAATCCGAAGATGCCAAAGGCTAGCATATATATTACACATCCCATTAGTCCTGTAGTTTTTCTTCACATCTTCTAGCTCTTTCAATAGCTCTGATCTTATCAGCTCGATATGTGGAGATAATCTCTAAGAGGTCATCTCTTTCTCTCTTTAGCTTGAGATTGTAGAAAGCTATCTCATTCATAGCCTCCATCATAGAATTTAAGTCAGGATTTTTTTTAATCTTAGACCACTTTAAAAGCATAGAGGACACTAAGTTGAAGTTATTCATATACTTAATATCCTCAAGAGTTTCTAATTTTAGATAAGTAGTTTCCTTATCAGTTCTTGATTGTATCATAATCTTGTATTTTTTAACAAATATAAATAACTTACTCAAAAAAGCAAATTATTTCTCTCTAAAAGTTGTGTAGCAGACAGCAAGTCTTTGCTGCTCATCAGGATACTCAGCTCGCATAGTAGAGTTGCTCATACATCTTTGTATGTAGTCTTTCTGCTGCTCTCCTGCTTTAGGCTTTGGAATCGGCATACCTTTCGTTTTTAAGTTTAGTTATCATCTTTTGACAGTAGCAAGCAAAGTCTAAGGCTTCCTCCTTAGCGTGTTGCAGCCACTCTTCTAAAGGCTCATTGCTATCATAGAGTGTCGTGCCATATTTTTGCACTCCTCTTCTGCTTCTCTGATCTAGCTCAAACTTTACTGCTTCTACTATAGGGTCTTTCTCTATCATAAAAGCATCAGTAGTGTCTGTTATATAGCCTCCTGCTTCTAACATCTCAAAATACTTAGTAACTGTATCACTCATTGTTTAGGTTCATTATAGTTGCTTGACTCTCTTCTAACAAATATACTTCTTTTGTTGTTCTGCTCTTAGTCCATAATGTAGTATCAGGGCAGTACATTTCTACTGGCTCAGGCATAGCTATCTCATTAAGCCAAAAGAGATAATTAGCTTTAGGATCATTAACAAAGTATAGCTTAACCATATCAGCAGGCATATCCATTAGCTGATCGTATTTGTATTTTTCTAGCATCTTAGTGTCATAGTATGTAGTTCTAAACTTCATCTCTATCACACATTCGTTTCCTTTAGGAGTAGCACCCACAGCATCGTAATGCTCATAGCCACCTCCACACCATTGCAGATCCCATCCATCAAAATTAAGAACTGCTATTACTGCTTTCTCCCACTTATGTACATCAGATAGCCTCATAGTACATATTCAGGTCAGCTATCCATCTTTTTACAGTCTTAGGATTACAAGTACAAGGCTTGTAGTACTGATGATTAAAGTATTTAGCGTGCAGCTCACAGATTAACTCGAACTCTGCATTAGTGATGCTATTTCTCTTTTTTTCTCTGAACTTTTCCCACTTTGGTTGGTCTTGTGCTTCCATATTTTCTATCTATTTTAATCTTATTAAGTGCTTGCTTTCTATCTTCACACCCACAGTCCTCTATGCCTACAGCTTCTGTAACTGTTTTAACTAGCCACTTGATTCCTGTGTACTTGAATATTGT